AATGTTGCCATGTATGGGGTTAGCGCAATGACGATTGGCAAAGATAAAAAGTTTAAGCATTACGCACAATGCCCGCAATGTAATTACAACACAAAAACAATTAAAAAAGAAAAGAGAACATGCGGGTGAAATTCAAAGTAGAAATTACGGTGGAGTTCAATGACTTTGTGATCCCACCAAATAAAAGTCAGTCAATGATCAATGGCATGCAACGCGAGCAAGTAGCGTTTGCATTACAAGATAAATTGGCGGACATGAACTTACAAATTCATAATGTCTATAAACAACGATCCTAGTTGCATTTGGTGCGGAACATTTGGATCACCCGCTAATTTTGTAATTGTCCACCAACAAGAAGATGGCAGTTTGTTATGTGAGTGCGAGTGGTGCGCAGGTCACGAATACTTTAGAAGGAAGGCAAGCAATGGCAAGAAGTAGAATTACACGCAGAGGCAGGATTGTTTTAGGTATTTTGTTTGTGGTTGCTGTTTGTTGGGCATACGACATAACAACACCTGATCAATGCAAGGTAGCAATTGAGGACATGTCAGAGTGGTGCAAAGATTTGAGATACCCATGACACCTGAAGAAGTAATTAAAAATCATTTAGAGCCGCTACAAGATGTTCTTACAACATGGATTGAAGGGCCTTACATAGAAAAGATGTTGAGCGAACCTGCCACGCGTGAGCGTTACATAGGTTTTGTAGAAGGCATCAGATTGAGCAGGGCAAATGTAATTCAAGCAATTATCAACTTAACGCCACAGGAGGAAGAAGAATGATGCTTATTGCAGGCGTAATTATTGTGACCCTTTTGGGCGTTGTAATCAGTGAGATTTGCTATAAAATAGAGCAGTCCTAAAAATAACCTGAAAGGGGTAAAGAAATGGACAGTTTAGTTAATCGTTGTTTATGCGGTAGTTGGGTTTACGGTAACGCCGCTTGCGAAGTGTGTAGAAAGTTGGCGAAAGGCTAAAGCCTGAAGCGTTTAACACAAATCCTTTTAAGCGCCGCATTAGCGGTAGGAATTGTGTTTGCTTCACCTGCGGCGGCTCAAGCACCAAAATTACAGTTGCATCAAATGCCGCCAAAAGTCATTGCACTTGAGATGGTGAAGAAAAATTATCCTGATCATAAAAAGCAATTTGCCTGCCTGGAACAATTGCTTTACAAGGAGAGTGGGTGGAGGGTCAATGCCCTGAACCGCTCATCAGGCGCATTTGGGCTTTTTCAGTTCTTGCCGTCCACATGGAAAAATTACAAGTACCCTTACATGCCCAAAGACGCTTACACGCAAATCAAGGCTGGTTTGCGTTATGTGTACAAGCGTTACTCCACACCTTGCGGGGCGTGGGAGTTTTGGAAAAAACAGGCTGGGCCTGACTTACACGGAGGTTGGTATTGATGAGTACAGCATCACCATTTGGCCTGCCGTTACGCGTTGATCTTCCTACGGTAGATCCTACTGAATGGGAAGATGAAGAAGAAGATGGCGATTGATAAGAAGGTTGTTGCTACCGTAATTAACAGGGCTAATGGCTATTGCGAAGTCTGCGGTGGCCCTGGCTTGCCTGAGAACATGGCCCTGCATCACCGCAAACTCAAATCAAGGGGCGGCAAAGACACCGTTTCCAACCTTATCTTGATCCATCACAGTTGCCATAATCTAAAAACCGATAGTATTCACCTCAAGCCTGCAAGCGCAGAGCAAAAGGGTTGGATTGTGCCTTCATACAGAGAGCCACATGAATTTCCTTTTGTGAAGCCTGATGGTTCAATTGTATTACTACAAGATGACGGCACTGAAGCCGTAATGATGGAAGGTGACTAATGAACATAAGCGTTAAAGGTAATTTAGGCAGTGACCCTGATCTAAAGTTTTCTAAGAATAACACCGCATACTGTAATTTTTCATTGGCTTACACACCGCGCAAGCAAGTTAATGGTGAGTGGAAAGATGGCGAAACAACATGGTTCAAAGTAATTTCATTTGGCACAAAGGCTGAAGCAGTTGCAGATACTTTTAGAAAAGGTGACAGTGTTTTAGTTGTTGGTGAGTTAGAACAAAAGACTTACACCGACAAAGAAGGCAATGAAAAAACAGCAATGGAAATTACAGCAAGAGAAGTTGGCTTGATCCCTAGACTGGGAAAGCCTAAGACACAGGAGGCCGCACCGTGGTAGATAATCTAATGAGCGCCGCAGAAGTATGTGAACGCTTAGGAATTACATTAAACAACTTGCGACAGATCCAACACCGCAAGACGCTTACATGGGTGCAGAAGTCAGGCCGTAATGTGTTCTACACAAAAGAAGATGTTGAAACATACTTTTCAAAGCGCCAGGAGCGTAATCAAGGCTAACATCTTCATGTGATCGTCATTGAAGAAGAAGTAACCGTGGCTCAGATAGATGAATGTCTGAGTCATGTTTACGCCATGCTTAAAACAGATGAATTTGGCAACCGCATGGATTGGCGCAAAAAAGAAATGCTCACAGAGCAATTAGATGAATTACTTGATGCGCGTTTGAATTTAGTAAGAACAGGTAAGCCTTGAAAGAAGAAGAAATAGAGGCTTTGCTTGATGAGATCCTAAGCAGGCAAGAAAGGAAATGTACACATGAACAATGCACCTGTTGATGGCGTAATCCTTTTTATTGTTTTAAGTTTATTCATTGCGGTAGTTGCAATGGCTTTAGGAGTCCGATAAGTTACAGCAATGGGAAAATCCCATACTTAGGTCAGAGAAAAATAAGTATCTGATTGAGTGCTGGACACAGCCCACATTCTTTATTGAGTGTGGGTTTTGTTCGCTCATTAGGAAGGCAAAACATTATGGGCATTATTAGTGAAATTGAGATGCGACAAGCGACAGAAGCATTTTGGCGCGAAAAGATAGCAACTGACATTCAAGGTTGGGCTGAAGATTTTATTGATAATTCAGTAAACCAAACCGTAGTTCTTATTTGTGCCTCTGTTGCAAGAGGTGAGACAAAACCGCAAAATGCAGTGCTTACACATGAAGCGTTGTTGGAGTTTGTTGATGTTAATGCACCAGTAGATCCAAAACCTTTAGTAGCCGTACTTAACTTACATAGCCCTAGTGACTGGGGTAATTGTTTAGCGTGTAGCGGTGATACTAATGAGACTCTTGTTGCTTACCCTTGTCCTACCGTAGAGGCTATTAAGTTCAACTTGCAGTAAACTTTTTCCCACAATAAAGTGAACACATTATGGTAGAAAAAGCACCTACGCCTGAGCGTATAGACAAAGAACGCGAGATAGTTGAGTTGCGTACTGAGGGCTATGTGTGGCGTGAAATCGCTGAGCAGGTAGGCATGAGTACGGCTGGCGTTTACAAGGCTTACAACAGGGCTATGACGCGTGTGATCGCTCCATCAATAGAAGAACACCGCGAACTGGAATTAGATCGCCTGGACATTCTTCAGCGCACCTATTGGCAACCTGCGGTGAACGGAAACCTGAGAGCGGCAGATTATGTTCTACGCGTAATTGATAAACGCGCAAAGTTGTTGGGATTAGATGCACCAATGAAGGTACAAGCAGAGGTGGTTACTTATGACGGATCAGACTTGGACAGAGAAGTTGAGCGAGTCGCAAGACTTATTGAAGCCGCAACAGTCGGAGGGATTGCAACCATCACTGAACTCACGGATAACAGCGAGCCGTTGGGTATGGAAGAACAAACTGGCGCGGAAGGAACAATTACCCCCTGACGGTGATTGGAACATTTGGCTTGCAATGGCAGGCCGTGGATTTGGCAAAACAAGATTAGGCGCAGAAGAAATTGCGTGGCAAGCAATCGTTCAACCTGCGACAAGATGGGCAGTAGTTGCCCCTACATTCTCAGATGCTAGAGATACATGTGCAGAGGGTGAGTCAGGCATTGTTGCAGTCTTACAGCGTTACCAAATGCTTGAGAATTACAACCGTTCTATTGGTGAGATCCTGCTCAAGAACGGTAGCCGCATAAAACTATTTAGCGCAGATAACCCTGAGCGTTTCCGTGGCCCGCAACATCATGGCGCTTGGTGTGATGAGTTAG